ATGCAGAAGTTAAATGATAAAGGAATACCATGCTACAAATATATAGTAAGTGCCAAATCTGATTCAGAGATGGTATATAGAGGAATCCTAACAATGATAAAGGACTACTAAGGGTGAATTACCACATGACAATGAACTACAACCCAACAAATCTTATTGGCGCACAATCAGCCCATGTGGGAACTAACCCATTTTTAGATAGATTTTCTGCCGCGAGAGCAGCAGGTTCAATTATACATTATGAGTATAAAAACCTAAAACCTAAAAAACAATTGAAAGAAATAATCAAAGTATTAAAGCCCGAAAAAAAGAAATTTTTGAAAATACCATACCGATTCAAATATAATTTAAAGGATAGATGTGTGGTTTGCGGTTCACAAAAAGTTTGGGAAGCAGGTGATGCTAGAAGACCACCTTTACCTTTACATAAAGTAAGAAAAGGTTATCCAATGAGAGGAACATATTGTGAAAAACACGCAGCAATTCATAGACAATATGAAATGTTAGAACAACAAATACTAGCAGAAGAACACGGACTTTCTTTTAGTGCATACATCCCATCTGCTAAAAGTTTGAACCCTGTTAATTTAGTAACATCAAGTCCAATGACAACATTAAAACAAGCCGATATGCAATCTCTTTCTGCTATGGGTTGGACTATCCGACCTCCAAACAACGGTGCTGAAAATAAAGAAGAAGAATTATTTAGATTAATTATAGAAACTAACAATATTAATGAAAGAGTCAAAACTCTATTAACCGAAGGCGTTAACGTTGTCAATGTTGAAACAGGGGGGGAGTGATTAATGGGATTATTCGGAACTAGTAATGGTGCGTTAGCAACCCAAATTGGCGCACAACAACAAACCCAATTCAAAGCAATGAACAATCTTCTAACTTTACAGGAAAACCATGTAGAAGATTTTTTTCAATATCACGGAGAGGCATTCTTAGGGGCTTTAGAAAAACTTATTGAAGACACTGTTACAAGAAGTGTTAGTCAAATGTTAGTAAAGTTAGAGTTTAGTCAAAGTTCTAGTGGCAATTTATCTATAACACCCGATGCTCTTAGTGATTTTACTGCTATAACTCAAGAAAATATTGATTTAGATATACAGAATTTATTGGCTACTGCAATTAATAGTGAAGTTGTTATGCAAAGAAGAATGGCTAAACAACAGTATCTCGAAGCACAAGGGTTTAGTTCTCCATCTGCACCTGCTCCTTCTACCAACATGGGTATGAATCCTCAAATGGGTATGAATCATCAAGGGTTAAATCCAAGTCAAATACAAGGAGGAAACATGAGTACTAATTTTAACAATACTCTAAACCAACAACAAATGGCTATGAACAACGGTAGCGGTTATCCTATTCCTCCTAGTGGTTATGACAACATGAATAATCCTTATTGGATTGACCCACAAACAGGTCAACCAACATATACTCCACCTCAAAGTGGTCTAGGTCTAGCACAAGGATTGGGTAAAGCAGTTGCATGGGCTAAATGGCTTGCTTAAGGTGGTATAATGAATGAAAAAGGGTGTATGGATTAATAGTAGTATAGATAGATACCAACTAACCGAGTTCTTATTAACCGAAGAAAATATTGAATTATTTAATGATAAAGAATTTTCTCACTCTAATAAAAGAATAGAACAATTTTTTGAAAAATTTGCTGCTTCTATCTTTTTTAAGTCAGTAGAAAATCCCAATGAAAAAATGAAAAAGGCAAACCTTTCTGTTAGGGATATTAGGGAAGCAGATGAGGATGATTTTAAAGATAAAGATGCTAATGTAAGAAGACTCAAATCAAAAGAATTAAAGAAATTGATAAAATTAATAATGGAAAAAATAGGAAAGGTAAAATTACACTCGTTGATAGAAAAATTAGCAGATAAAGGTTATGTAACAATATATGATACCTCTAAAGAACAAAAAAAGAAAAAATTAACTAGAACTGATGATAAATATATTTTTAGCGTTAATTTATTAAATAGGGCTAAAAAAATAAACTTTCTAACTAAACATTTTCTCAATGAAAAAAGACGAAACCAATTATTAGAAGAAACTTATGATAAACCTAAAATTACTAATAAAGAAATAGAAGATATGAGAGAAAAAATAAAAACTAATTATTTAAAGAATAAAAAAATTAAAAACTTAAAGGAACATAGGAATGGACTCTCTAAAGAGAAACGAATGAATTTTGATGCAGAATTTGAAGAAGCAATAGAACAGGGTCTTGAAGATAAACTTGCACTTTTAGAAGAAGTTGATGATGAAAGTAATTACAGTGTTATAGATTCATTTGATAAATCTAAGGTTATTTATATACCTGAAATATTAAAAGAAAAAGGAATAATTACTGTTAAATTAGAAACATCAAAATCAGAGAGTGGTAAAGAAACCAAATCTTCACTTAATATTATTATAGACACTAATAAGTATTTTCAAAAAGTGTTTGATAAAGCCGGACTAGATAAAAATATATTAGATGAGAAATCTAAATATAATTTATCAACTAGGGATGATGAAGATTTAAAAACGAAAATAGACCTATACGAGAAATGGATAAATACTACAAGTCAGAGTAATGAAAAAACTAAATATCTAACGACACTATTAGATGGTGAAGAAAATGAGAAAAAGAAGTTTGCAAAGGCTAAAGAAATTTTTGAAACATCAGATGCTAAGACAAAATGGATTTTAATGTTGCTTAGCGATTTATCAGAAGGCGGTAGTGCGTTTGTAGAGCGAATATCCGAACCAAAAGATAGTGAAGGAAACGAACAGAAATTTGCCATTTCTGTCCTTAAAGAAATATTAGATATTATAGACAATGTATATAAAGAAAAAACTAAAGATACCGACCAAGATGAAGAAGAGGATATAGAAAAACAACTTCTAAAAAGTGTTTTGAAAACTATAACTTTTTTAAAGAGAGAACCTAATTGGAAAAACAAAAATAAAAACTTTTCCAATAAAAAATTTACACCAAAGGATACAGATTTTAGTGGGTTTAAAGACTTCTTCGAGCCTAGTTTTACTAATGGAATTTTAGTGTTAGAAAGAATATTTAGTGATGAAAAAACTACACGCACAATGTTAGAAAGACATTTTAAAGGTCAATCAAAAGACCCTAATAATCCATTTTTAGACCAAAAGGATAATCGCAATCCAATAGAAACGCCCGTAGTTGAAATGTATAATGTGTTTTCTTCTTTGAAGCCCGAAACAGGAGGCAATTACATGGGACTATCTGAACAACAGGCTTACGATACTGTTAAACAATTTTATAACGAAATTACCGATGAGGCAAGAGCCACTAAATTAATTGAAAAAATAATTGCTAGTGATACAAGAATAAGTAGTACTGCAATGTATGATATTGGTGCTGCTATTAAAGCAGTATTAACACCACAAAAAGGCGAAGTAATGATGGGTAAATATACGTTTAAGTTAAAATTTGCAGACGGCAAGGCTAAAGAAGCGTTACAAAGTAAAGAGAATTTTAATGAATTTTTAAACTATAATAAAAAATATGGAACACAACTCGCTGATGAAGATACAGGAACAAGACCTAAAGGTACATCTTCGGATTCTAGATTATTATACAACACCCCCGACACATTTCATAAAGATGTAGATAGAATACATAATTTAATTGTAGATGATATTATGCCTTTCCAACAAAAATTGCACACGCTTTTACAAAAAGATAGTTATAATTTTACTAAAGGTTCTCCTAGAAAATTAGAAAAGGTTACTAACAAAGGTAATTGGGATGATGCTGCCTTTTATCTAACAACTTCTATTTTTAACACATCGGGAAAGGGCGAAAATTCAGGAAATCCTGAAACTAGAATTAGGTGGGCGATAGATGCAACGTATAATGACTTTAAAAAAATAAATGATTTAATGAATCGTCTAAAAATTGAAACAAAAGATGGTAAAACCATTACATCTCAAAATATTAAGAAATTAACAAATAGCGGAAAACAAGAAGATGTTGATAATTTATTTAGATTATATGGAAAATATCTCGTAGGTTTGTCAAATCTACGCGTGGGATTTGATTCAGATGAAATGGATGGAATGCTTACAGAAGAAGTTACAGAAGAAGTTACAGAAAGTGCAAAGGAAATTTTTGATAAGTTCAAAGAATCAGAAGCGTATAAGTGGTTTACAAGTGAAGACAATAAAAAAATACTTCTTTCTTATGGCTCTTTACAGAAAGAAGAAAGAGAAAAAAGAGAATGGGTAGACCAAGAAGAAACAGTGGAAACTGATATATTTCCAACATGGTTTGAGGACGGCTATCAAGGTTATTACAAAAGCATATTAAGAGGGAATTTTGCATACGATAATGTTGATATAATAACATTGAATAATATAATTGAAGAAATAACACAAACATATGAAGACCAAAAGGGTAATGTTAGTAAGTCTGAAATATTAAGAAAAAAACAACTAAACAAAATAACAAAAATGTTTTCACTTACTATCGAAGAAATAGAAGAGGTTGATGAAATTAACAGTTTATTCTTTTGGCTAAGTAAAACTGATAGAGAACAGTTAGTAAGTCTTTTCGGTAACTTTTTAATAACGTTAAAAGAACAAACAGATGAAAAAGGTACTAAAACAAAAAGAGTGGATAAATTAGATTTTAAATCATTCAAGAATTTGTTAAACTTAGGAAGTTTATTAAGAGAAAATAGAGCAGGTCAAAATAGTTATAATATGTTTAACATAACTAAAACATTACAGCAATTGTTTGTAGAAGAAATACTACCGAATAAAAGGAAAATTCCTAAATTAGAAATAAAAAATAAAGATAGCAAATTAATGACAACTTTGCCTAGAGGAATGTTGGCGGGTTTGGGTCAACTAAAATATATTCCATTTGTATCCTTTGATTCTAAAACTAGTGAATCACTAAAATCACTAAATCCATCATCGGCAATGTCGGGAAGTAAGACTGATGAACCAATAAGGGGATTTTCTGCATCAACAAGATTGGGGTCATCTATACCGAGTAAAGTGGGTTCTAAAGAAACTTCTATGAATGATAACGCTAGGATTTTAGCCGCACAGTATAAATATAAGCAATTAATGGGATTGAATTAGATGGCAAAGGTTTCCTCTCCAAGTGATTTTACAAATATCAACGTAAACTATACAATAGGTAACGGTCATTATACTACACATACAGATGTTTCTAACCTATTACAAATTGGAGCATTTTCTGATACGACAACACCTACAAGAGCAGAAATTGGAAAAATTATAAAGAGAGTGGAAGAAAAAATAGATGGTGGTATAGGTCAATCGTTTAGACCTATAATACATAAGGATGAATATTTTTCTTTTGATGGATGGAATCAAGGGGCTTATCCTGTATCTATATGGAAAGACTATGTTGGTTTTGTACAACTATCTCAACCAAAAATTAGGAAAATAGTTAGATTAGAAGTATGGCAGGGAAATGAATACAAAGATTTGGCATCTGCTACTGCAAAAATTACTTTACCGACATCTGTAACAAATAGTACTTGGACTATCTCATTAACAGTAGGAAGTTATACTTTTAATATAATAGAAGGAACACATTTTTATGATAACTTTGGTGCTAAAACTACTGCTAGTCAATTAGTAGATACAATTAATGAAGTGTTTCCCGCTAAAACTGCAAACTTTACAGGTGAAACTGCTGCTAAATCTGTTACTGCTAATGGAAATTCTAATGTTAACATTTCAGATTTCTTTTATGCAACTACTGATTCAGAAGATAGTAAAACTGTAATTATATCTTCTTTGTTAATGGGTGAAGATGGTTCGGCTTGCACTATAACATCAAACTTCGGAACGGTGGCGACATTTACAGATAATCAAGACCAAAATAGAATGGGAGACTATTGGACTATAAACGATGAAGGAAAAATATTTTTTAGAAGAGAATTTCCTTATGTTCAAAACCATTCCATTAGAGTTACATATGTAGCGGGCAATGGAAGAGTACCTGCCGGAATACATGAAGCAGCGACTAAATTAGTAGCAGCCGAAATTATAAGACATGATGATAATTCTATTATAATATCAGAAACGGGTTCTAATATAGATTTGAAAACTAAACATGATATTTTACTTGAAGAAGCGAATAAAATTATAGCAGGTAAAAAGAATCTAATACATTTTATATCGTGATATTATGGAAAATTATCAAGCATTTTTGACGGAAATGTTAAGAATACAAGTAGAACGTAATATTATATTGAAAGAAATGGAAGGGATTTTAGGTTTTGATATTAGTTTATCTGATGAAGAAATGCAAAAACACGCAATAGAACTTTTACTAAAAAAATTAAAAAATGATTTTCAAAAAGAAACATATGCTGCATTGATAGGAAGAGAAAGAAGAGGGTAAATAATATGGATGAAGTAAGTTTTATTGTTAGATTACTTAATGATAATTGGGCTGCTACTGCTACAACTCTAACAAATAATGGTAGTATTGTAGCGAGTCATGCAGTAACACCTAAGTTTATTGATGTTAGGTCTATTGTTCCAAAAGAAGGAAGACGGGTTGATGTTGATTCTCAAGAGGTAGTTATTGTTTTTGAAGATAGTGCTACAACAAGTTATCCTACAATAGACTATGCTGTTAGAAATGAAACATTTAATTTTACTTTACACATAAGAGTTTTGCATAGACGAGATTTTCCAAATGCTACTTATTCTAGGGATAGATTGCAAGCATTGTATAGAATTACACGATACATTTTAGAACATAACTCTCTACGTCCAACTGTTTATGTTGGTGGGGGAACTTCGGGAACAATAGAGGAAAGTGCTGAGTTACTAAAGTTAACAAGTAGAAGCGAGGCTAATGATAGAGGTAAAAGACTATTAGGGTATAAGTTATCAGTTGAAATGAAACGGATTGGACGGAATACATAGGGTGATTAAAAATGGTAAGTAATGAAGTATTTGTAGGCGCAGGGACAATGGCTACGTTAGTGCCTGAAATGGATATGTTTTTTGATAGTATGAATGTAACTTGGGCTAGTGGGAATACTAATCTAAACATTGTAGTATTAGACAGTTCGGAACAAGCAAAATATAAATTTTTAAAAGACCTATATGTTGGTTGCAGAGCAAAAGTAATTAATGAAACTACTGATACTGTTTTTTATGTTACAGTTACTTCTAATACTGCAAGTAGTTTTACTTTTGATTCTGATGTTTCGGTAATGACAAGTGCGGGGGCTGAAAATGTGGATGTTAAATTATTAGCATTCGGTGCGCCTGTTATTGCTCCTTCAACTACTAATGAAAAATTACTTTCTGATAATTGGTTAGGGTTAGTTAATAGTTTTACTCCGCCTAGTGTGGATGTTCAAACTACACAATTACCATTAATGGGAGGCAATACAAGAAATCTTGCTTTACAATACAAAGGAGCAGAAACCGTTAGTGGAGGTTCTTTAGACCTATCAATGAATAATGGTTCTTGGTTGTATTATGCTTTAGGAAAAGTATCTTCATTATCGAACAGTAATGGTTCTTCTGATGATTGGGATGTAAATACAACAAACAAATTCATTTACAAAAGTGGAGGGGTTGGAATTTCAAGAGTTATAGCGGGCGGTATTGAATATCCACCTTTAACTACAAATGATACTACCGATGGTACTTTTAGTAATTTAACTACTTATGATGAAATTGCTAGTTCTGATATTTTAACCTATACTTTCGATGAATCGAACGGGGCTTCACTACCTTCTTTCGGGTTAGATGTATCATATAGAAAAGCGGGGGTGTCTGCAAGCACAGCCGTTGATAATTTGACCCCACATGAGAATATGTATTCTCGAATATTTACGGGGTGTCAAGTTAATACCTTGTCTCTTAACTTTACAGAAGGTGAAGAACTGAAAACTAATTTGTCTTTAGTTACTAGGAGAGCATACGATGTTGTTACTGATAATTCCAACGATTACATTCCCCATAATGGAAAATTAAATCCTAGTGATTTACAAAATTTTAGTGCTACTGCTTCTGATAATTACCCATTTATGTTTTCTGATGGTTCGTTAAAAGTATTTAGTGAAACTTATGCAAGAGTAAAATCCGGTTCTATTACAATTAATAATAATATTACCCCTCAGAGATTTATCGGAAATACAAGTAGGCAAGTTATGAATGAACATATACCTGCACAAAGAACATATGAAATTCAAATGTCAGTATTAATTACAGATACTAAATTGTGGGATGAATTAAGAGGAAGCACAGAATCTAGTGGAGATATAGAAATAAACTTTACAAAGGATACTGCAACGGGTGAGTTTATTAAATTAAAATTAACAGATTTTATAATAACTAATGTTGATATTCCTTTCCCCGAAGATAAAGGTGCGATAGAAGCATCCTTTACAGCGTCAGCAAGAACATTATCAAATGCACAATATAAAGGTAAATGGGCTTTAATGCATTAATACGGAGGACTATTAAATTAGATAATAGTTCAATATCACATTCCACTAACATCGTTTGTTTGTTAGTATATAGTTAGGTGGAAAAACATGGTAGAAGAAAAGAAAGCAATAACAGATAAGAGTCGGCTATTTGCCGCAGTAAATACAGAATGCCATCACATAAGGGTAGCCCCTGATAGTGATGAATACCTACAAGTTTGGATTAAAGAACCAACTTGGTTACAGGTAGAACAAGCGTTGTCAAGTGTAATGAACATTGATTCGCAGTCTAAATCTTTTGATTTAGATTTGAATAAAATGTATAGATTTATGGTTGAAAACTTTGTTGAAAAAACAGACCCCGTTTTAACGTCTGTTGATTTACTACGACTTAGCCCTTATGTTGGCGCACAACTTAAAGAAATTCTCCCTAATCCTTTCACCGATATGATGGGGGATGATACGGGAAACGAAAGTTAGTTCGTAGAGCATTAAAAGGCGGTAATGTGCCGCCGCATATTGCATCACGGATAATGATATATACATATTCAACCACTTTCGGAACTAGTCCTTTAGAGGCTTACAATACCCCCGCTATTCTCATAAAACAAATGCTAGAAGTTCATGGTGAATTTAAAAAGATAGAGTCAGAAGAAATGGATAAAATGAATAAGAAGTGATAATATGGTTGATAATGCTACCAAAGATATGTTGAGTTTTGCAGATGCAACAAGAAAAATAACTTCTGATACAACTAAACTTTATGACGTAACAAAGAAACTAAGATATAGTTCATACTGGACTATACTAAGTAGATTTACTTCAGGAACAGGTGCATTTTGGGAGTTACAAAATACATTAAGAGGAATTATTCATGTGGCTAACGAGATAACAAAAAAAACTGTGCCATCAATGAAACAACTTCAACTTGCGGTAAAAGGTGCAACAGAAGCAATGGAAGCCTCGCAAAGATTAGAACCAATTAAAGGAATATTTGATAAAGATGCACTAAAAGATGTAGATAATATATCGAATTTAATATTTTTACTAGAAGAAAACCTTTCAGAGTTTAAGGGAACAGAATTTTCTCTTTTTGGTAAGGATGGTATTCAAACTATTGAAGATGAAATAGAAATGATACAGGCAGTAAAAGAAATTTTTAGGGAATTACATCAACAAACAACAACAGAACAAAAAGCAATTGACAAAAGAACAAACAGAAAAAGACGACTACAAGATGAATTAAGAGAAAGACAAGCGGCAGGTAGTTCTATCGGAACAACAGGTAGTAGGTTTGATAATATTAGAGTTAAATTATTGCAAAAACAATTAATTGCGAGTGAATATGTGGGTCAAATTAAAAAAGTATTTAAAATACAAACATGGCTTAATTTTGGTAAGTTTATAAAAACAGGATTGGTGTTTTTTGCTAAGTTCATGTTAGGTTTAGCGGCAATATTAGTAGGTTTAGTATTATTAAAAAATGTATTTGAAGGTTTCAAAGAACCATTCGCGACAACTATGGAGTGGTTAGGAGAAATATTTGAAGTCGCTATGACTATTATAGCATATACTATGGGAATTATTTCTAATGGTATTGCGGATATTAAATATGCTTTAGAAAATGGAGATATAATTTTATTATTATGGGGATTATTACAGGTTTTTGGTGGTGTAGTATTACTTGCTTTAACGGCAATAGGAACTGCCATAACCGTAGTAATAGGAGGGACATTAAAGTTAATTTGGGAAAGATTAAAAGATGGGTTTTTAAGTTTGAAGGGCTTTGCTACAATGGTATTAGATGTAGTGCAATTAGTTGCGGTAGTTGTGGGAATAATGGCATTATTAGGTAGCACACTTATCAGTTTACCTGTTTTAATAATCGCCGCTATTGCGGGTGTAGTGGCCGCAGTTGTGAAGAAGATGGTGGGGCTTTCAACAGGAGGAATAGTAAATTCTAATATGCAGTTAGTAGGAGAAAAAGGGCCGGAATTAGTATCCTTACCTAGAGGTTCTAGAGTTCATTCTAATGCAGATAGTCAAAGAATGGGAAGTTCGGGAGGCAATACAATACACATTCATGTTAGTGGTCGAGTTGGTGCATCGGATGCAGAAATAAGAGACATAGCAAATAAAATAGGTAAGGAAATTAAACTTAAAATGATGAGGTCAAATAATGGAGTGAGTTTCTTTTGAGTGTTTTAAATCCGAATAATATGGTAATGTTAGAATTATCTAGAAGAAATGATATAGGTTCGGGTAGTGCTATTAAAAATAGAATACCATTACACGTTGAAACTGTAAATATTTCAACAGGTAAAAGTGTACCTAACGTTCCTGTTCCATTAGCAGGGGCGATAACGGGAGAATCACTAAATCTTGCTTTTGATATGGGTCTCGCTAGTAAGACAATTAATATAACGGGCAGATTAACCGAACAAAATATTATCAAACAATCAGAACAAGGTTCGGATAATGAAAGAGATGTTGTTATGACATCATTTGAACTAATGCAACTAATACATTCTTACGCTGATTCTAGTTCTTTACAGGACGACCAAAATATAAGTAAAATATTATTCTTTTATCCTAGTAAAGTAAACAATGCTTTCGACCAAAGAACAAAGGATAAAGACGGAAATACAGTTACAGCCGCAGAAATGAGAGTTCTAAGTATAGACAAAGTACCCTTAATTCCTTTTTCTTGGAAAAATCGAGCATTTGATAATTCCTTCACATTTGGTACAGGCAATACTATGAGTAGTCAATCTAACATTTTTGATAATATATCATTAAATAATAATCATATTGGTGTTGAAGGATTTATGCGTTCCTTTACTACTAATATTATTGCTAGTGAGTTTCCTACGATTGGATATCAATTAGACTTTGAAGAAGCAAAAGTGATAGGCGACAATTTCTTTGATTGAGGTGAAGAAAAATGGCTAACGTATATATTGGAGATTCTAAAGCATTAGTCTTTCCTGTTATGTGTGATGGCTATTTAAAATTAGATGCCGATACAGTAGGTACAGCCGCTTCTAAAGGCAACTTTTGGAATCATACTGATAACTTTACCATTGAAGCAATTATAACGCCATATGACGTTAATGGAAACGGACATGGTTCTGCTGATGTAGATACAAAAACTTCTACGAGAACACCTCCTAGTCCTAGAGATTCTTATTCTTCTACTTTTGATGATTACCAAAGTTCTAGATATTTTGGAACAGGGGATTACACAAATCATGTAACAAGTAGGTTATCTCACAAAATGATGTTATTTTATAATAACAATTTTAAGTTTTATTTACAGAATACTACAACTACTAATTATAATCAACCTGCTGAATATAAACTGTGTGTTGATTTTACAAATACTTCCGGTTTAACTACTACTATTTCTAGCGATAATCCTATTATAACTTCTGTAAATACCTTACATGGTTATTATGATGAAAACGGTTATTATCAAAAAAACAATACTAGTCTTACAGAACTGGCTTCCGATGCTACTATTTCAAATGGAAGTGGAGGCGCGGGTGCTACGCTAACTTTTGGTAGTAGTGCTTCTGATAAAATGGCTAAATTAGGCGCACATAATAGTGGAGGAACTGAAATATTTAGTAGTAGTGGAGTTAGTTTAGGAAAAGTGATTAGTAAAAGCGGCACAAATACTACACTTAGCATTTCTTCCTACTTATCGGGAGGTTTAATTTATATTTCTCAGCCTAGAGAAGCATTGTATTTGGAAGAAGTTTACAAAGTTTCTTGTTCGTATAGAAAGAACGGGCAAATAGAATTGTATGTTAATAATCAATCTATCAAAACTCAAACTCTTACAGTTCCTACCTTTGAGTTTGATTCAACTACAAATAATGGCGAATCTAGAATAGGTAAAGGAACTCTTACTAGTGAACAATTTATGGGAGAACTTTTTGAAATCTCAATGCACAAAGGGAAAGAACCGAGTTTAACAATCAATACTTTAACACCTAGTTACAGTAACATTTTATTTTATTATACGTTTGGTGAGTAAATGACAGGAAGAATGTTATTTCCTTTGAATACGGGTGTGAGTGAATCTGATGTTACTGCTACTTATACAGATAAAAATGGCTCTAACGCTAAAGAAAAAGCATTCAAAAATGTTTCAGTAAATCCTACATTATATACAGTAGGTTTAGAAGACGAAACTAATTATTTATCTTCATCCGCACCTTCAAGTTCAATAATACATACTGAAATAAGAACTGCACCTAGAAAAGAAGGCACGATACAAACTGCAATAATGTCAGGAACGAATAAAGAAAATACTCCTTCGTTTAAAATTAAAATATATGATAAATTATTTCCTGATGGAAATACTAACATAAAGGTTACATATGATTTTAGTAATACCCCTGCTGATAGAAAAGGAATTGATATAGATAATTATGATTATTTTGTTATGTTAAACTATAATGTTGTTGATAAAGAAGATGGTTCGGGGTCTAGTCAAGACAATGTTAGAGCGCATTTTGCTAAAATAAAAAGAATTGTTTCATTTGATGAGTTCGGTGATGGTATAGAATTTAGCCCTAAATACAATGGTGAAATTCCCGAAGGAACTACATTTGAAATATACAAAGGGGCGGCTAAAACGGGCGAAGTTGATACTGATTTAGTCGCGGTGTCTTATGGATTGAGAGGTGATGCCTTAGCGACTACTGATAAGTATGATAAGGTTTGCAATGTAAACACTCCTACATTTTATTTTTACAATGATAGATTACAAGAAAAAAACCAATTAGATTATAATACAAAATATACTGTTACTTCGCATAGAGTTTGGGAAAGTACTTTATCTACAATTTCTACTAGTGTTATAGATGAACACTCTATTTATCAATTGGGAAATAGTAATCCACAAATTGAGTTTTCTACGGCCAAGAAAGCAAATTGGGATAAGTTGACAGAAGGAATGTCATTGTTTAATTCTAGTGGAACATATATTGGTAACGTAGAATCTTTGGGAGATAACTTAGCAGCAATTGAAAGTAGAGTATATCACGCTAGATTAGATTTTGCTAGAATAGCAATACAAGAATCAACAGATGCTAATCTAAAAATAGGCCAAACGATACAAAACATAGTTTTCAAAACAGAGAAAAAATATGACAGCACAATACAAAACATGGGAAGGGGTATATTAGATGCAATACTTGTAGATAATATATTAGTTGATGATGAAGATGACAATAATTTCAACCCTATTTTTTGGCACACCGCATTTCCTTTAATGAGAAGAAGCACAACCGATGAGTATTCTTCCACCGGAAATGTTTGGGACAAAAGTAGCAATTTAAAGGGAGTTACAACTTATATTAATTTTAAATCTGCTTCCTTGAAAAATGACAAAGTTCCCACGACATTAGATACAATAGTAAATAATCCTAAAAATAAAATGAGTAAAATGGCTACTGTTGTGAGTTTAGATAATAGTGGAACTCAGCATTTGAAAGTCAAAGAGAGTTCTAAAATGGTAGTTAGAAATGGGTTATTCTCAGATAATATGAAACTTAAAAAAATAGAACATACTGTTACTTCTACTGCATTCGAGACTAATGTTTTAAATATAAATAATTTAACAGGTGAATATGACTACAATTCAGTTTTAACAGATGGAACTATTATAGAAGTTGAAGGTTATAATTATGTAGTTTCTAGTGTCAGCACTAGAAATTATTCAACTAATACTCAAAAAATTTATTTAGATGCAATAAAAACTGTTGATAGTAATACTTTTGTTAAAGTAGTTGGGGGGCTAAGTGGAAGTAATAGTGTTAAAATAGTAACAAATGCTGAGTGTTACATAGTTCCTTATTCTAATAATAAATTAAATGTTGAGTTTTTAGCAGATACAAAGATAAGAAACGACCAGAATAATAGATTAACTTTAGAGGATAAAACAATAGAAATAGAAAATACAAAATTGTATAATGCTAGAATATCTATAACTAATAGAAGAGGACATGATATTAGGATTAATTATGGAGATAGAGTGCATAAATATCTTACTGTTTTAGATGTCTCAAAGCAATATTATCAAAAAACTCCTATATCTAGAATGTATTACTACAATGGAAGTTTTACTATTAATCAAGAAATATTTAACGGCAATGTAGAAGATATAGAATCTAAAAATGAAAATGGAATGATGACTTATACTATTTCAGGAAGAGATGAAATGGCTAGACTGTTGTCTAATACGGTAAATAAAAATTTAAATTTTAGTGATGATATAGTATATTCTACATTAAACCCACATTTAGATGATTTGAACAATTATTACACTTCATCAACTACTGTAAATAAGGGAGAGTCTAATCAAATATTGGTTAATGGTTCTCAAACATTTACAAAATATACATTATTCTTTAATTCTTTTTTTGAATTAATTGGAGAATATAACAGTCATTCAGTATCTAATTCAATTACTACTATTACATTAAAAGATAACACATATACTAATATTACTAGTGGTTCTAATGTGTATTATTATAATCCTCTAAACGAGGCTTCTAGATTTATTTCAGGAGTAAAGGCAATTTCTACCAACATACTAGAAGAAGAAAGAACAACAGATTTTTCTAGTGTATCAGAAAAAGGCTTAATTTTTAATAAAGGAATTAATTATACATATAATGCCGCGACTAATAAATTTTCATATCATAACTTGAGTCTTTCTTCTAATGAAGGGGATTTTCAAAATAACGATAGTTTTGGATTTGATATTATTAATCCTAGTAAAATAAATAAATATCGTCTTAATGGCGGCTCTACAAATACTAATATTGCAACTACTTCTAGTAGATATTTATTAAGAATAGGAAAAGAAAAAGAAACTAGTAGAACTCTTACAAATAAAGATATTTTATCTAGTGAAATGTTTCACGTAGTTAACATAAATGAGGTAAGCGATACTAAAAATGTAGTTCAAATTGCTCCTAACTTTCCTGTTGTATTGGGTGTGCAAGATAGAAATACTTATGATTCACGTTTTCTTTCAGTCGCCAACGATACTCCTGACGACCATAACAATTTATATTTCTTAAATAGTAATATGCCGTTGGGTGGTTTTATACATAAATTAAAAAAACAATTTCAGCATTATTATGCCCCCGAACATACAATAAGATATACAGATTTACAACAATTTGATAATAGCACAATAACGCCTAATGATTATGTTAACGGAGACCCTGTTTATAACGATAGTAATAGAGAATTTAAGATTAAAGGTTATACATCGGGTGTAATGCTTTTCGCAGACGGAGTAAGAGATTTAAATACAAATAAAACAACAAGTCTTAACGAAAACGTGGACTCTCAAATTGGAGTTGCTTGGTATAAAAGAGCCGATAACACAATTAATATTGATGAAACAGTTTCAACTGCTAATATTAAAAAATTGGTTAACAATGATTGGAGGGCAAGACCGTATTCTTTCTATGCTACGGGTGATTTATTCCCGTTTTCAAAATTACGATTTAACAATTTGGGTTTTTCGGATTCAAATAAAATAGAAAATTTTGGTGTTATGTTTGAAGGTATTAATGGTTTAAGTAAAACTAAAACTAATCACGATTATAACGGTCAAACTTTTTCTACTAAAAGAGAAGATGAAAACTATGAGATAAGTGAAATATCTAAATCTTCTTTAGATAATCCTACACAAATTAAAAGATGGGGAGTAATTAGACTAGTAGAAGCAACATTTGATTGGCATTTTAATTCGGTAGATGCTGAATCTGCTTATAGTTTGAATGCTTCCCCTAGAATAAATATTCCAATATATAGAAAGTGGTGGAATCCTAGTGTCGGACAGACTGATTATGACGATTATGATTTGTATTCTCAAATAGGAAATAAAATGGATTTATTGACAAAGGATAATATAGCGGCTAATAATACGGTTATTCCTCAGTTAGTTTTGTCTAGAATATATATGACATCTCCTAGTTTTGAGAGTCCATATTTTAATTTTTCACTATTAAGTGGAAATTCAAATGAATACAATCCTCCTAATATTTTATTACCTCTAATAAGTAATGTATCTGAATCTAATGTTTCGGGTACTGATTATTTTATTAATTCAGCGTTTCACTTGGAGCGTATTGCGGGGGCTACTAATGATAATAATAATAATTTAACTTTTCAAAAATATCATATTTCTAAGGTTCTTTCTGCCTTATGTAAGCCCCATTTAGATAATCATACAGGCCAAACTATAAACCAAAGACCTTACAATATTGCTTGGCCTAGTAGTGATATTTATGAAAACTGCACTGCTATTTTTAAAGATATGACAAGTTCAAGAGAAGGTAGCGATACTACAATGGAATTTACTAGTAGTCCATTAAAATCTGACTCGTTTACTAACTTAGCAAGCACAGTTGCGGGAAGGTTAAGTTTAGACCAACATACAAGTAATATTATGAATATAAAAGGAAGTAATTATGCGGGAACTAGTAATAATTTATCGTTTATTGGAACAAAAACAGCGTCCTATCCTTTTTCTTACAGGGAAGGCCATACCCCGACTACCGACAGAAAAACTAATCATCATCTAGCAGATAATGCTGTTTATGTGGACGGTAGCCCCCTACCATATAATTCTAAAAATGACGGAGAATTATATTCAGCACAGATGTTTATCAAACCACAATTTAATATTACTTCTGATGTTGCTATGGGAACTGAAAAAACATTCATTATGAACACTTCTTCCACACACCATTGGTTAAATTTTGTGCCTAATTTAGAAGGGTTTTATATTGTAAGTAGTAAACTTATAGATAATCAATCTTTACCTAATAATACAACAAGACATAAGATAGGTGGGGCGGGTTCTACGGTTGGTAACACACATTACATAATTTTAGAAGATAGTTCAAGTCTCCCTGCAACTGGAACAGGTTCTATACTAGGAACATCTTTTACATGGTCGGCTAATAACACTAGCACTAATACATTAACAATTAATATTCCATTGGTGCTACCAATAGGAACTGAAGTTTTAATGTTAGGAGACGTTACAGAAAAAGGAACACCTGTTTATATTGGTAAAATATTAACACATGAAGTTGATGAAACAGGAACATACGATACTCATAAATTAACATTTGATAAATCTATTGATATTTCTGAACATGGAAATTATTTTAGGTTGATGAGAATATCGGATACAGTATTTGAAGATACGCCAAATTATTTTGAAATCAATGTTATGCAAGATAAAGGTCTGCAATATAATAAGATTATTTCTAATTTCTTAACAGGAGATACAAGTATAAAAAATCAATATTCGGAAGGAATTTATTCTATGTATATGTTATTAAATATAGATGAAGATATTACAGGAAATAATTACTTGGATAGGAGAGACTTATCAACAATAAGTTCTAGTTTATTTACTAATGGTGATGAGATGAAATGTTATATTACAGATGGACTTAATTCTCAAAGTAAGTCTTTATCAGTTTCATATGTTGGCACAGGAACAGGACAAAAATTAAGATTTGATTATAATGGAACGTTAAATGGAGATGGTTGTGTTTCTTTTGGAGAAATTTTAGATATAAATGTTCCAAGAAAATTATCATTTAAACCTTCTAAATGTTATATTGGCACTACATTTAGTATCGGTGGAATTATTGAAAACGAAATAGAAAACATTGCTAATGAAGTAGGGTTAGATTTTGACTATGAAAAGAGTTTTAGAAATTATACCTCGAATGTAGTAGATGCTGAAATAGTAAATAATGTATTAGTATCTAAAATTACTCACAATGCTAATAATCAAAATGTCGTTACTTCTAGTGTATTGACAACAGTAGATAGTCCAATTAATGTTGTTGCGGGAGATGTTTTATACACTCAGAAGGGTTATTTAATTGGCGAAGTTACTTCTGTTAGTTCTACTACTATCACTTTTAATAATATGATTTTTGACCCACTACCTTTTGATGAAATAATAAAAAGAGAAAGAAAAACTCATGTTTCTAATATAAATTTTAATGATACTAACGCCTTTGACGCTATTAATTTATTAGCGAGTAAAAAAGGATTAGATTTTAAAATAACTAATAACGAACTTGTAGCAAAGGATATAGAAGATACACATGGCCTTAGAAGATATTCAATTAGTTATAAAACAGGTCATAATCTAATATCTGTTGAAAGCAATAAATCTCTCTTTGATAAAGCAAATAAAATAATTGTCATTGGTGATGGAGTCAAAGCAGAATCAGAAATACCAATAGACGATAGAAATAGTAGAAATAGGACTATACGCCATGTTGATTCGTCAATTAAAACTATATTAGATGCGAAAATAAAATCTCAACAATTATTACAAATACATAACGCAGATATAAGAAAAATAAAATTAAAAATACAAAAAGAAGGATTAGAATTGATGGAAGCCGGAGATATTCTAATTCTTGATTTTCCAAATCATAACATACCAAAAAATGAATATCAAGTGTTTGAAATAGAAAATATATTAGATGGTATTTCTTCAATAACAGTTGGAACTTTCAATAAAACAATAGCAGAAAGGTTGAGTGAATTGACTAATAAACAAACTTCTAATTCTTCGGTTTTATTTGGTAAAAATTCTATACAAAGTGTGGTAGGTAAAACTGTTTTTGATTCATTTTTAGTCAAAAACGGCACAATAGAATACAAAATAGTTTCATCAACAGGTAATTTAGGATTCTCTAATCCGTTAGGTTTTACAACTATATTAGGATTTGGAGCAGGGTCAACAACATTAAAGACCTACAAGAGCGAAAAGGATGTATAAGTATGATAGTGAATGCAGGTAAGGAGGATATAATTGCTAATTATATTCAAGAAAAATATAGAGTGATAAAAATAGGTGATGGTTCAGATAGCACTGCCCCTTCACAAACTAATTTAGACCATGTGGTGTTTACTCATGCGACTGATGTTACTCCTACAAGAGTCGGCTCGACTTTAATTTGGAATGTGGATTTCTTAGGTTCTCAAATACCAACATCAGGAATAACTGAATTGGGAATATTTCATAATAACAGCGATACTGATGTTAATACTTCGGGAGTAATGTTAACAAGAGTAACATTCACTAGCACAGGCGTAGTCGCGGCATCTGATACGGTATCTTTTACAATTAGAGTGGAGTTGAAATAATGGTTAACAATACAGGATTTATTAGTAGATTAGGGGCTGATACACAATTAGTAGATGGGACAGATGCAATACATACAGGTATAATTAAAACTCTTAATACTGCTATGGGTGAAAATAGAATATTAAGCGGTTTTAATATTACACAAACAGCAGTTGGAGGGTTCACTAAATTTACTATAACAAGTGGTAACTATTTAAGAAACGGTAAATTTAATGGAACAATAACTACTACTACTGACATACAAACGAATAATACTAATGGTTCTGTAAATAGTGCCGATTGGTATGGTCTGTTAGTTATACAAGACAGTGATGAAACAGTAGTTTGGAGACATGGTTCTACATCAGGAAAAGGAAATAATAGTACTCCTACGGTAGCAGAATTAACAGCAGGGGATATTCCTATTGCTATGGTTAAATACGATAAGGATGAAGCAAATAGTGCTACACATGACATACAATATTTAACTTATACACAAACATCAAGAAGTTTTTCTGCAATAAATGGTGGTGTTGAAACTACTAGAATTAATCCCGATGGAACATTAACAAAGGGTTCTGCTACTATTACTCTTCCTTCTTCGACAGGAACTTTGGCAAGAACTGCCGATGTAACTTCTTCAATTGCCGCTATTTCCACAGGAAACGGAGGTCTAATACCATCAGCAGGTAATGCGGGAGAGTTTCTAAAACATGACGGGACTTTCGGAACACCTGCTTATATTGCTGATAATAATACTCAAAATGAATATGCTACATCTTTTGTGGATTCTTCTGATGACATATTATTAAGATTAACAGAAAGTGGTGCAGGTTCAGGAACTCAAGATATTAAGTTTGTAGCGGGTTCTAATGTTACTCTTACACATACTGATGCAAACAATATTACAATTACTTCTACTGATACTAATACACAACTAGATTTACTAGACGAAGATAACATGGCTTCCAATAGTGCAATCAAAGCGGCTAGTCAGCAATCAATAAAAGCGTATGTTGACGGTAGTTTGAATAATTTATTGAATGGCAGTCCGGCGGCATTAGATACGCTTAATGAATTAGCGGCGGCATTAGGTGATGATGCTAATTTTTCTACGACAATAACAAATAGCATAAGCACTAAATTAACAAAAAATAGTAATTTATCAGATTTAGAAGATGCCGCTACCGCTAGAACTAATCTAGGATTAGGTGCTTCTGCTACTTTAGCAACGGGTGCTATTGCTGATGGAGGTACGGGTTTGGCTACGGCAGACCAAATACATACTTTCGTAACAGGATTAGGATTTACTACTGATTCACAAATATCAACAGAAGCAGTGCAAGATATTGTAGGTGCTATGTTTACTAGTAATACAGAAACAAGAGTCGGTGCTACTTACGATGATACTAGTGGTAAAATCAATGTTGTTGTTGATGACATGACAACAGATACAAATAAATTTCTTTCCGGTTTATCTTTGAGTGGAGGAACAATAACTGCTACTGTATCGGGGGGAACAAATCAGACTCTAGATATTTCAGCAATAAATACAGATACAAATACTAACATTGGAACTACTGATATTATTAGTGGTTTAACTGCATTGTCTAGTATAGATATAGCAAATGATAGTTTAATTTTCCGTGATAATAGTGATTCGGGCGCAGTTAAAAAATTAAGTTTAACAGAATTAATGGGTGCTGTAACAGAAGCAATATTACCCGACTTATCTGCTGCTAAAATTACAAGCGGTTCATTTGATGTTGCTAGAATACCGACTTTAGCGCAATCTAAGATTACTGATTTGGCTACTGATTTATCAGCAAAAGTTCCTACATCTAGAACTATTGCAGGTAAGGCACTTTCTAATAACTTAACATTAGGAATAAATGCGGCAGGTAAATTAGAAATTAATGATGGTGGAACTGCGGTTGTAATACAAAATGCTAGTAATGCTGATGTTATATTTGATAATTCTAAAATAACTACTGCAACTTTAAATTTAGATAATGTAACTAATGTTAGTCAAGCAACTATTCAAGCAGCGACTCTTACTGCTGCTACTGCTAGTGATGTAGGATTAGGAAGTGCGGCAAGTGATATAACAACTAATGCGACTAATATAGCCACTAATGTAACTAATCTAGCAACTAATACAACTAACATAGCAACTAATGTAACCGCAGTTGCTCTTAATACTGCTAAGAATACATATCCAACAGCAGACGCTACGAAAGTAGGACACCTTACCGTTAATTCTGCACTTAATCTAAACACAATGTCGAGTAGTATAACTACTAATGCGACAAACATAGCAACTAACGTAACTAATGTGGCTACGAATGCAACCGATATAGCAACTAACGTTACTGCTGTCGGTCTTAATACTGCCAAAAATACATACCCATCTGCTGATAGCACAAAAATGAATTTTATTACAGTAACACAAGCAGTTAATTTAGACACTATGGAAAGCGGTATAACTACTAATGCTACTAATGTAGCCACGAATGTAACTAACATAGCGACAAACGCAACTAACATAGCGACTAATGCAGGTAATATATTTGGTGGAGCGTTTTCTAATTTAACGAGTAAACCGACAACCCTTGCAGGTTATGGAATAACAGACGCTCTAGCAGGGACTACCGCAGTAGACAATGTTTCCGTAGCGAATCTTTTAGCAAGAGCAGATGATTTAACTACTAATCAAGCAACTGCATTTAGAACCTCTATTGGTGCAGGTTCTTCTGTTGATAGTAATGATTTTGTTAGTGCGGCTACTTTTGCTAGTGGAACAATAACATTAGCAAGGGGTAGTTTAGCAGATTTAACAGTTGATATTTCGGCTGTTAATACAGATACAAATAAATTCTTATCAGGATTGTCTCTTAGCGGCTCAACAATAACCGCTACTGTTACAGGTGGGGATAATAAGACATTAGATATTTCTAGTGTTAATACAGACACTAATACAATGAGAACTGATGCTGAAATTACTGCTCTTGCTGATGCTAGTGCGGCGGTGGTTAAACAGGGATTAGATACTAAAGATTCTGTAAGGGTTACTACTACTACAAATATTACTTTAAGTGGAACTCAAGATATTGATAGTGTAAGTGTAATTGCTGATGATAGAGTATTAGTAAAGAATCAAAGCACTGCAAGCCAAAATGGTATTTATCTTTGTAAAGCAGGTGCTTGGACTAGAACAACTGATGCTGATGCTAATGCTGATGTAACTGCC